AGTGGTTTAAAATAAATGTAAACGATGCTATCAATTTAATTGAAAGTATAACAGAGGAACAAAATGAAAGAGAAACAGCTTGACAACTTAGTGACGGACAATTATAATAAGTTTAAGTCTGAATCAGGACACTGGTATACCCAAGAGGGTGACCCTATGTACACCATCATTGGTGCTAATGGTAAAGAAAGAAACACTACTCTTCGAGATGCTAAGTCTTTAGGATTAGTTCCGTCTGTCACAACTATCATGGGTATTATAGCCAAGCCATCTTTAGAGACTTGGAAACAAAAACAATTACTTAATTCTTTCTCAACTTTAGAACAGGGAGAGGACGAAACAATTGAGTCTTTNTATTATAGATGCCAAACAGATTCTAAACANATAGGTATNCAAGCTGCTGAACAAGGCACTAAGATACATGGTATGATTGAGAAAGGGTTCTTAGGTAAAACTAAAACCAAACCTTACAAAGCAATCAAGAAATACTTGGATGAGACTTTCCCAAACGAAGAATGGATAGCAGAAGATTCTTTCTGTGCTGACTCAGGGTATGGTGGTAAGATAGACTTGTATTCTAAATCAGGAATTTTTATAGACTTTAAAACAAAAGATAACTTAAAGGGGAAAGACCCAGCTAAGTTAGTGTTTGATGAACATGGTATGCAGTTGTCAGCTTATGCTCAAGGCTGTGGCTTTGATGATGTAGAACGAGTGTCTATCTTTGTAGATAGAAAAGATACAGGCTTAGTCCTTCCGTTTGTTTGGGACAGAGAATCACAAAGCAAACACTTAGGAATGTTTAATGCTATGTTAACTTACTGGAAACTAGTCAAGAACTATGACTCGTCTGTATTATAATGGTAGGTTTTAGAAAACCTCGAAAGGTAAGACCTAAAGAAAAAGATTTACCTAAAGGGTATGACTCTAAGTGGGAGCATAAACTACACGAGACAGTCTTACAAGATTGGGCACACCATTGGGAATTGATTCCTTACATAGTCAAGCACAAATANGAGCCTGACTTTGTTAAAAAAATTAATGGNACAACTATCTTGCTAGAAGCAAAGGGTAGGTTTTGGGACTACCCCGAGTATAGTAAGTACATACATATAAGAACAGCACTACCAAAGAATACTGAGTTAGTGTTTTTATTTCAAAAACCTTTTGCACCTATGCCGGGAGCTAAGATGAGAAAAGATAGAACAAAAAGAACTCACGCTGAGTGGGCTGAAAAAAATAACTTTAGATGGTACAGTGAGGATACACTACCATTAGAATGGGGAAACTATGGATTATAAATTTAATGAACGAGGATTAATATTAGAACTAAAAGAATACATTGACGGTACATATGGTGAACACTATGCTTCGGATAAGTACCAAGCTACCGATGTAATCATTGACTCAGGTCATGGTGAGGGTTTTTGTATGGGTAATATTTTAAAGTATGCAAAAAGATATGGAAATAAAGAAGGTAAGAACAGAAAAGACTTGCTTAAAATATTACACTATGCTATAATAATGCTTAACATACACGACACAGAGAACAAATAATGGTAGATGATAAAGTAGGTATCAAGGATTATCTTGGTATAAAAATTAATTACAGTAATGAAAAACTATTAGATAAGTTTAGCCTTGACACTCTCAAGGATAGATACTTATGGGAGAATGAAACACATGCACAAGAAGCGTTTGCCAGAGCATCAGTCTTCGGGGCAACTTACAAAGGTCACACAGACTTTGAGTTGGCTCAAAGACTTTATCACTACAGTTCCTCTTGTTGGTTCATGTTTAGCACTCCTATACTTAGCAACGGGGGAACAAGTCGTGGGCTTCCTATTAGTTGTTTCCTCAATTACGTACCTGATAGTCGGGATGGTTTATCTGCTCATTATGACGAGAACATATGGTTGGCAAGTTCGGGTGGAGGTATCGGTGGATTTTGGGGAGATATTAGAAGTAATGGTGTTTCTACTACTCACGGTAGTAAGTCTACTGGTTCAATCCCCTTTATGCATGTCGTAGATTCTCAGATGTTAGCCTTTAACCAAGGCACTACAAGACGTGGTTCTTATGCAGCGTACATGGACATTAGTCACCCGGAGATAGAAGAGTTTATTAACATGCGTAAAGAATCTGGTGGAGATATTAACCGTAAGAATCTTAACCTTCACAACGGTATAAATCTTACCAATGATTTTCTTAAGGCTGTNGAAGAAGANGCAGACTTTAGATTGGTTGACCCTAAGAGCCATGAAGCTGTTAAGGTTGTAAATGCTAGAGACTTATGGTGGCAGATAATTAATGCAAGAGCAGAGACAGGTGAGCCTTACATGATTAACATTGATAAATGTAATGATGCTTTACCCAAAGAACAAAAAGCTTTAGGTTTAAACATTAGACAGAGTAACTTATGTTCTGAGATAACTTTAGCCACCAACGAAGAACGAACAGCAGTGTGTTGTTTGTCTAGTGTAAACTTAGAATACTTTGATGAATGGTCAGAGAACCCTATGTTCATTGATGATTTAATAACCATGTTAGACAACGTGCTTCAACATTATATTGATAACGCTGTGGATACAGAAAACCTAGGAGAATACAATGCAAACTTTAAAAGGTTTCAAAAACATATTAAACCAGGTAAAGAAGGATTTCTTAAATCTGCCTACTCGGCTTACAGAGAAAGTCACTCGGCTTGGGTGCAATGGGATTCCATTCGTATCTTCAGTCACGCAACCTTCCTTTTGAGGGTATCTATGCTACGGGATTTAACCACAAAGCTTTCAAATATATTAAAAGACAAGCTACCAAAGCATCTCAAAGACTTGCAGACGAACGGGGAGAAGCTCCTGATATCAATGGTAGTGGNCGTAGGAATGCTCATCTCCTCGCTGTTGCTCCTAATGCCAGTTCTAGTATTATTTGTGGTGGGACATCTCCTTCGATTGAGCCATACAGGGCTAATGTTTATACNCACAAAACTTTATCGGGTTCTTTTCAAGTNAAGAACAGACACTTAGAANATTTATTATCAGATAAAAAATTAACNAAAAAAGAACTTGAAGAAGTGTGGAAAGACATTGCAGGACATGAAGGTTCAGTACAACACTTAGATATTCTTACAGATGAAGAGAAAGAAATATTTAAAACTGCTAACGAGATTGACCAAATGTGGATAGTAGAACATGCTGCACAACGACAAGATTATATATGTCAAGCTCAGTCAGTTAATTTATTCTTTACTATTCCTACAGCCACCGAGTCACAAGAAGTACACGATGAGTACATGCAGTATGTGAATGATGTACATTGGTATGGGATGAATAAACTAAAGTCTTTGTATTACTTTAGAACTAACGCTGCTAGGAATGCAGAGAATGTTAATCTAAAAGTTCAACGCATCAAGCTAGATGAAGTTGAATGTATTGCATGTGAGGGCTAAATGACACAAGAAGAATTTGCAAACATATTTACACCAGAATTTAAAGGGTTTACTAGTCGCATGTGGGTTGATTACCTAGATGAAAACAAAGGACCTTTTTCAAAAACGGACGATTACGCCGGATACGTAATCACAAACTTAAAATATTTAATTAGAAAATTTAATGAGGAAAAAACATGAGCTTACTAGATACAAGAGACCACTATAAACCTTTCGATAATCCTTGGATGTTCGATTACTATGTACTACAGAATCAAATGCATTGGATGCCTGAGTCTGTACCACTTCATACCGATGTAAAAGATTGGCAGGAGTTATCAAAACAAGAGAAGTATTTACTTACACAAATCTTTAGATTGTTTACACAATCAGATGTAGATGTGGGGGCCGGTTATGTTGATAGATACATGCGTATCTTTAGAAAGCCTGAAGCTAGAATGATGATGGGTTCTTTTGCAAACATGGAATCAATTCATCAACATGCTTACAGTCTACTATTAGATACAGTAGGTATGCCTGAGATAGAGTACAAAGCCTTTGCAGAGTATGAAGAGATGTCAGCCAAGCATGAGTATGTACACAACATTAAGACCACTAAGTCTGATAGAAAGAGTATTGCTAAAACACTAGCAGTCTACTCAGCCTTTACTGAAGGACTACAGTTGTTCTCTAGCTTTGCAATCTTGTTAAACTTCCCACGATTCGGACGTATGAAAGGTATGGGTCAGATAGTTACTTACTCTATTAGAGATGAGTCAATGCACGTTGAAGCTATGACTAAATTGTTTAGAGAATTTATTCAAGAGAACCTTGATATATGGACAGATGATTT